ATCGCTAGAACTGTTATGTACTCTAGCCATTTCAGTGCCGTCATCTTCGTAAATAATACCACTACCAGCAGTACCTGCATCTAAAGTTATACCACCTGCAGATTCAATGTTAATGCTATCTACAGCAGTACCATCAGACACAATGTCTAAATCACCATCTGCATTAGATCCAATAGTTAGCCCTGCATCTCTAAAAGTTAATTTATTAGCACCATTTAAAGTTAAACCAGTACCATCAGTATGAGTAAGAGTTGTATCGTTATCAGCTCCAAAACCTAATACAGAACTGTCTGTATTTAATTTAACATCGTGATTAAAAGTTGCTGTTCCTGCATCACTACCATCTAAAGTTAACATAGTAATGTCGGCAGTATTATCAGTGCCTTTAAATATTATGTCTGTGTCATTACCTTGAGCATCAATAGTTATGTTACCTGCAGAAGTTGCTAAAGTTGATGCTGCATCACCAGTACCAATATCATCTAAAGCTACAGAAACTCCTATTTTAGTTCCTACTGATATAACTTCATCACTAGCATCGCAATATATTATGTCTGTTTTTGCTGGAGCAATAGTGACTGTTGCTGCTCCTGAGCCTTGCTTCATTATAATGTTTTGACTACCACTAGTCCCATTTTCTATCATAAAATAAGCTGTTGTGGTTGCTGGGGCTATTGTAATTGTACAAGCCTGACTTAATGATCCTGTAAATTTTATCACTCTATACATTCCGTCTTGAACATTACTTGAGCCACTACTAGGTGAGGATGCTGCAACTGTTAAGGTTGCTGTTGATGCATCTGATAAGGCTACAGATTTATATGCTGCAATCCTATCTAGTATATCAAAGTTAAAATTAGTAGTTGTACCCCAAGCACCAGACTGGTCGCCTGTGGCCATTTTTTCAATTTTAAAATTTGTTGAGTATGAACTTGCCATATTAATCTATCCTTATAATTGCGTTGGCTCCTGCTGCTGGGAACACTATTTTAAATGTACCACCACTTACTGTAAAATCACCACCAAAGTCTAAAACTGCTATAGCCTTATCACCATTAGTGTCATTATATATTAATGCACCTCTAGCTGTAAAACTTGCTCCTGACCATGTTGGGTCGTCTGAGTCAAAGTATGCAGTTGTTCCTGTTGTGGTTACTACTTTATTACTTAAAGCTTCACCACCAGCAGTATAACCAGTGCCTGATATTTCATTGCTAGTTGAGTAAGCTGTTGTTCCTGCTCCTAAACTAGCACTGCTAGTAAACAAGGCTACTTTAATAGTGTCTGCTACTAAATCGTGTTGTTCGTCTAATATTTCAGCTTTAAAGCTGGTGCACATTGCTTGAGATATTGCCATGTTTTATATTCCTCCGTCATATTCTGCTTGATAAGTTCTTTGCATTTCTGCTGTTGCTAAAGTTACTGCTTCGTCAAATTGAGCTTTATATGTAGTTAAAGTTTCTGGTGCCTTCAAAAAAGCACTAGCTTCATATAAACAAGCACTTAACAAAACATTTTCCAAATTATCACCAACCCAATTGTTTGCGTTTCCTGTTGATAAACCTGTTTCTGGTTTAATATAATCAACAAAATAATTATAGTTTGAATTTGGTGTTGGGGCAAGTGTAATAATTACACCAGATGTTGTTGCTTGTTTTGTTGAGTACATTTCTGGCTGGGCTTGAGTTGATGAATTTTTCCAATAATCATGCATATAAGAATCAACACGATGGTTTAAAAACACTCTTTCATTGCTTACTACAATAGAAACATTACGAATCATTCTGGCTGTAGATATAGTGTAATCTGTGGTGCCAGCTGTAAGTGTGCCAGTATCTATATTTCTATAACAAGGTAAGTTAGGCAATCTTTGATATATTATCCTTTCGGCTTGAGTTATTATAGTTGGTATAGAAGTTGATAATTCAGAACTATCGTCTTCTAAAAAGTTTTGTATATTTGTAACTAATGATGTATAATTCATTTACTGTCCCCAATTATCCTCACCCCATGTTTCATCGCCCCATGAAGTTGTACTAATATTAATAGATTCGCTACCTGTTGCTCCTGTACCAACAACACCAGATTCAGATATTTCAACTTGTGGAACTTCTGTACCTATATTACCAGTAGCTTCAACACCTGTTACACTTACATCTACAGTAGTTAAGCTTTGTCCCCAAGCACCACCACCCCATGTGCCTACACCCCATGTAGGATTATCAAGTTCAATAGATATTGTACCTAAAGCACCAGTACCTATCACACTAGTCTCAGGAATATTTATTCCTAAATTACTACCAACTTCAGCAACAGCTCCAGTACCAGCAACACCAGTTACAACTTGCTCTGTTTCAATGTTAGAGATAGTTCCTAAGTTATTTGTAGCACTAACTGAAGTAGCTAAGGTTGTAATAGCCCCACCCATACCAGAGTGAACAGCACAATAATAATAAAGGTTAGGTGCACCTTTAGCTACAGTTATAGTTGTTGTGTAGGCTGAATCGTCTTTAACTACTCCTGTAGTGTATTCACTGCCACTATTGTGTGTGCCGTCTGAGGTTGTTGAGAATCTAAATGGATGGCTAGTGGCTGCAGACCAATTGAATACATAAGTGCTACCTTCTTTTAGTAACATTGTTGATTGTTGTACTGCGTCTATAAAATATTTATTTGCACCTTCAACACTCTGAACTGTAACTGTATAATTAACATTTTGCCCAAGACTATAATCTACAAAAGCAACTCTTTCGTCTTCATTATTAGCATCTACTAAAATATTAGCATCAACACCAGTTACAGCAACTTCTCTATTAAATTCTATAGATATTACACCTATATTGCCTTTAGCCCTAGCACCTATAGTAGCAGGTTTGTCGTAGATATTAGCCATCATATTATTTTCTACTTTAGGCACAAACCAATTATAGCCTATGTATATACTTATATTTTCTGGATCATTGTCAGGTCTAGGTTGGAATAAAGCCTGAGCATCTACTATATTTTTAGGTGGAGATAATTGAGGGTGCTTGGGTTCAAACTCTTCTGGTTCAACTCTTAGGTTGTTCCATTCTGTTTTTAATTGTCTGTAAGGAACTCTAAAGCCACTGCGGTCTGATATTGCTTGTGACTTTTTACCTTTTGCATATCTTGCCATTTAATATAAATTTAAACCTGATGGTCTAACCCTTAGTGTTACATTGGCACCCTCTTCATCAGAAGCGAATTTAAAAGCCCTTTCATAAAGAGTGTATAATCCTTCAGCTCTATCTGGTGCGAATTTTACTGCTAATTTAGATGCTAAGCCTGCACATATGGCATCTGTCCATCTATAGGGTACATCTGCGTCTTCATAAGACTTAGTTATATCTTCTAATTGATAGACACCATAATATCTTATTGTATCTACTACATTGTCTGGCACTGGCCAAACATTAATTGTTGGTGTATATTGCCTATCTAACATAAACTGAGAAGATGCTCCTGTAGTAGTTTTATTAGGCAATTGATTGTATTCTGATATAGCTATCCTCTGCATAGGTTGGTCGTTAGATCCTTTTCTATAGACCATGTCTATAACATCTACAATACCTGATTCTAAGGTATAGTTTGCTTGATTGGCAACTAAAGTGATTGTTTTGTACTGAACAGTCCAATAATTATATCCTCTATTAGACCATTCAGTAAAAAGTAAGTTTAAACTTCTTCTGGCACTGGTTGCTTTTTGACCTGTTTGTGTTTGAGGATCAATACCACATCTTTCAAAAGACTCAGCTATTATCTCCTCTACATTAGGTCTGTAAGCTACTGTTCCAGAAGTTGCCATTAATATTTCTTCTTCAATCTCATTACTATCTGATATGAGTCGCCAGCAGCACCTAAACCAGTAGTAGTAAATTTTATATCTCCTGTTGGATTTGTGCCTAAAGTTTTAGTATTAGGCAATCCTCCTACAGATCTAAAATCTACATATCCTGATTGATTTTCTGTTAAATGAAGCATTATAACATTGGTATCTGCTGCAGCTAATACTTGTACAGTCATAGTAGATATAACCCAAGTACATTCTAATATTTTCACTCCAGTACAAGCATCTCCATTAGAGTTAGGATCTAAACCTGATACATCTACTTTTAATAAAGCTGATTCATCACCAGCATCAACATACTGAAGTTGAAAAGCATAGACTACCTCGTTTACATTTTCAGAGAGTTTAGTTGTTGTTACTATATTAGCCATTGTGCTCTCCTATTAACTAGCTACATCAAAGCCTGTTATCTCAATAATAAATCTTCCTGCTGTGTATGCTGCATGACCAGTGCCTTGACCTACTAAATATAAATATTGATCAGCTGCAAGAACATTTGTTGCTGCGGATGCTGTTCTTGTTCCTGCTGCTTGTGTACCACCATTAATTAATTCAGTTTCTGTTAAATCACCTATAGCAGTATCATTTACACCAGTGCCTTCAGTAGCAGAGTATAAATCAATATCTGCACCACCACCAGCAGGTGCTTCAACACACTCCATAGTCAAACCAAAAATTGTACCTTGGTCAGCTGTGGTTACTCTAGCAATATAAGCAACACCACTGCCATCCTTACCGATAATGTCACCAGCAGTACCACCATCTCTTAATCCTGTTAAGTCTATCATAATAGTTGTTTTAACTATATTTACATTAGTATCTACATCACTTTTAAATCTACTTACTTGAGTAACATAAGTTCCTGCTGTTCCTTCAATACCTGCACTGCCTACAGCTTCATTAATCATTTTATTACCACTAGTTACAGTTACTGTGCCTGTGGTTGCATTTTTTGAAACCATTTGAAATCCGTTTTCAGATCTGACTGGTCCTGAAAAAGTTGTTTTAGCCATATTGACCTCCTCAAAAAGGGTTTACTATAAGGTCACTTGAGAGTCTGCTGGGACAGTCCTTATAGATTAAAATTCCCAGAATGAATTACTTATACCTTATAAACCAGTTATTGGAAAGCCTTGTTCAATAATCTGCTCTTTTACAACATCAGGTAATTCAATTACAAACCTAGCATTTTGATCCATGCCTATAATACCTAAATCCATAAGTTCGTTTTTCTTAATTTCAGGTAAGCTATTTATGTAATCTGATTCTGCTTTCCGAGAAGCTTTTATTAAAACTATATTAAACAAGTCTTCAGCATTATTTGCATCATCAGCAAATTCTTCTATAAGTTGTAGATTGGTTTCGTAATTTTGCTTAGTTTTTTTAGTTATGTTGCTAAACATTTCTGATGCTAACTTTACACTTTTAGACTCTGTATTTTTAGCCATAAGGTCAAAACCTTCTGACATACCTTCCCAATCCAAAACACCCATCATATCAGATTGATAAATAAAATCTTGAGGATCTTCAAGTATATTATTATTAAAACTCGCTTCTGCAGAAGAAAAGTCACCGCCACCTTCTGATACACTATCTGCATACTCTTCTCTTAAATCTCTAATTCTGTCTGTTTGCTTTTGAGTGGCATCAGTTAAAAGAGCTTCGTAAGGGCTAGTGTCTAAATTATTAAATGTGCCACTATTGCCAATAATTCTATAGTTCGAGTCTGATAGGTCTGCTAAGTTCTCTAAATTATTCTTTTCTTCTTTAAATATATTATATAAATTTCTATTATCTAAGTCTACTTTACCCTCTAGCCTAAAAGGTATGTTATACTTTTTACTAAGTTTAGTTAAAACTTGACCTATTTTACCTTTATAACCTTTTTTACTATCAGGTGCTAAACTGTAAATAGTTTTTAAAAATTTTTCATCTTGACCTCTTTTTGCCCAATATCTTAAAGGTTCTTCTCCTGGGAGCATAAATTTAGGTTGGTCTTGTTTTGCAGCTTTTACAAGATGCTTTTTTATTTCAAACTCAACATAGTCTAAATTCTTCATTAAAGGAGTTTGTGCTGGTACACTGCCTGAATTTAAAGGATTATTTTGCATGTGTTTTGAAAACCTTCTTAAGTCAAAATCGACTTTTTTAAATTCATTAAACACTTCTAAATCTGCAGCATCTTCTCCCAACTCATCACTAACAGAGTGTAAGTCTTCAACTTTTTTAGTTAAATTTTTATGAACACTCTCCCACAAAGACTTAGGAGATGTTGTGTAACCACTAGCTATGTTGTTTAATATTTCAGTAACATTTGCTCCTGTTGGATTTTCTGTTCTTATGCTCCTTACTATTTTGTCTTTCATTGCTTTTCTAGTAGAAGTGGCAAATTCTTCTTTATTATATTTATTTTTAAATGCTTTATCAGTAGATAAATCATAAATTTTTTCTAAATAATCATTTGTGTATAAATCATCAACTTCGTTAATGGCATTTTTATACTTATCAAATATTGCAGCAGCATAAGTATCAACATTATTGCCACCCCCAATAGCATCACCCCTACCATATTTTTCAATCATTAGGTTTCTAGTTTTTGCACTATTTCCTGATAATACTGAAGAAGGAGCTTTGCCGTATTGTGAAGATGTATAAATTTCAAATATATTAGGCAAATAATCATCATTTTGTATTCCTGCAGGACTACGTTCAATAGCAGACCCTCCAAAAAAATCCAATGCAGGAGCATCTCTATTTCTTCTTTTAAATTGTTTCATTAAATCTTGAAAGAAATTATTTTTAGGACTACCTCGCATACCGAACTTGTGTGCATCTGAAGCCATGTCACTTTGTATTTCTGTAATTTCGTAAGCATTATTATCTTTTCTAATTAGTGAGTGGCTTATGATGCCTTGCTCACCACCATGATGAACTCCTGCATCTCTGGTTGTATAATTAGATATTTCTAATAAATCTTTAGTTACATCTCCATCTTTAGGTAATTCTATTTTAGTAACTTCCATATCACCTAGCCTATTAAAATAAGCAGGGCTAGTTTTTTCAGATATAAAGGATGTATAATATTGGTCTTCTAAAACTTTTACCATTTCATCTTTAGTCAATAATTTGTCGTCCAGCTTATTATTTTTAATAAGCCTCATCATATTTTCAACTTCACTAGTTTTTATAGGTATTTCCATATTGTTAATTTTAAGAGTAGTGCCACCTTTTAACATACCACCCATCCAGTTCTCAGGCTTTTGTTTGAGTTCTTCTCCTCTGGCTTTACTAGGAGCACCTTTTATTTTCTCTACTACACCACTAAATAATTCAGGAGAACCAAATATCTTAACTGCCTCAGCATCAAAAGGCATAAACACAGAAGCTGCAGCAATTAAAGCTTGAGCCTTAGGGCTCATAGATTGTGATAATATTGCTGCTGTACCTGTTTGAATTGGATCTCTTGTAGCTATACCCTCTAATAAATCTATACCTATAGCTACAGGTTCAGTGAGTTTATTAAAATATAATGGTAAGGTTTTTAAACCATATAATGTACTATATTTATCTGATTCTCTTTGAGGAGTGTCTTCTGTATATGAGTATTTAGGTCTATTGATTCTAAATTCTCTATTACCAAAGACTCCCAAATTAGGATTTATTGTAAATTCTATTGCTGGTCTTTCAGGTCTAGGATAACTTGGTCCTCTAGCCCTACCATATTTTTGTGTTGTTTCTAAAGGCATGCCAGAGTTTTTCCATGTCTCATAAGACTCCATTGGTTTCTCTGAATTAGGAAAAAGATTTCTAGCTGTTTGTATTTCTGCTGCCGAAGGAAGAGCTCCTTCTTTATTATTTAAATTTATTTCCATTAGGAAGTTAGGGGAGCATGTAACTCCCCTACCTTTTTAGGGTTAGTATTAAGCACCACCTTCTGTGCCGAATATTCCTCTCCAGTCAGTGAAACCAAAACTGTATCTTTCTCTAACTTTGTAGCGAACACTACCAGTTTCAAAATCACCTTCCATACCTTTTTTCAAAGCTGTTCTTTGGAACATCTTAAGTCCATCAGGTACATCTGTTTTAATAAAGAATGAATCACTATCTGATAGTCTTCTCATTACATGATAACCATTTGGAAGATATCCTCCAGAGTTAATTGCATTGATATCATTATCAGCTGTGCCAACTCTTAAAGTAGACTCAAGAAGTCTTTGAGCAGTAAAAATATATGCAGTAGGAATAATTAACATTGTTCCTTGTGCAGCTACTCTTAGCCCTCTATCATCTTTCATGTCTGCTATTTGAATTAGCATAGTTTCTAGTGAAGTCTCACTTAAATCTGCAGCAGTTGCCAAAGTGTTACTTTGGATACCATTTAAAGTTGGATGAGAAGTATTTAATAAACTTACTCCGTCACCACCAGTAGATGTTGTTGCAGTATTTAAAACAGTTGCAGCTTTAATTTCTTTAGTTGAAGCCATTGACCTTGCTAAAGCTTTTGTATATCTGCCAGCGATAGACCCATACTGTCCATCTTCTTCTGCTTCTTCAGTTATACTAAAGGCTAATGCAACAGTGTCGTGCTGATATCTAGCAGTCCATTGCTGGCTTGCTGCATCATAACTAATTGGTGCTCCTTCTGTTTTAGTAGGTGCATTACCGAATCCCTCTAGTAATACATCTTCTTCGAATGCCCTGTTAGAAGTATTAGCTTCAAAAACTGCTTTGTACTCCTCAGGATAACTAGCATACTCAAGACCGAATAAGGTATTCAATCCTGGCTCTAGCATTTTCGCAAATTGTGCTCTATTCATTGCCATAATTTAATCTCCTATATTCCTGCTGTGTCATGAGCATATATATGCTCGTTTAATAAAACCTCAACAACTCCATATTGTGCGAAAGAGTTCTCAGGTGAGTCATAAAGTGCGACAATCTTACATAATGCTTTTGTTTCTGCCATAGTACCAGAAAGTGAAAAACCTGATCTTCCTGTTACTGTTGAACCTGCACCAGTTGTTACGTCCGCACAATTACCAATATTGGTCTGTGCTGGTGTTCCAGCTGATTGAATTTTATAAATTATGTTAGGATCGTCATACACATAAGCAACAATATCTGTTGCTGTTGTACCTGTTGGCCAGATCTCTGAGTAAACATAAGAACCATCTGATGCTGTATAAGAGCATCCTCCAAATACACCTAAAGTGTTTGCTGCTTCACCTGCACCATTACTTGGAGTAATAACACCATCAGCAGTTAGAATAACTAAATCACCACTAAAGATGTTTTCAGCTAAACCACTTGTTATAGTATATTTGTTAGTTCTTATAGGAGAACTCGACATATGACGCACTGGTACAAATCCGAATGCTGCATTTACATTTGCCATTTTATTTTACCTCGTATAAAAATTGTTAAAATTAATCATCCATAACAGATAAATCTCTGCCGTGGCTGACACTACTTTTTCTTGTTTCCTGGATCGGAATTCCACCAGCTTTTTCTGCCATGCGTAAATCACTGCCTAAGGACATGTTTTGTTCTTTTTCTTTGTCATTGTAATAAGCCTTCATTTTTTTAAATCTATTTTCTGGCATCTCACAAAGTATCATCCCTTCAACACCGATACACCCATCCCATTGACCATGATTCAATGTAGGAACTGCAAAGTCCCCTATAGTATCTGCTGGTCTTGGTTCCCAACCTGCTCTTTTTCTTTTATAAACATTGTCAGGAGTTTCTTTCCCCAGAATCGAGGTAGCTATCCACCTTTGCACCATTCCTGGACGTGCTGGAGGAGCATCCAATAATGATGGTGGTTTCCAACTAGAATCATCACGAGCATCTAACTCGCGAGAATTTTTTTGACTTTCTTGAGCTCTTACATTTCTTTTTTCTACCATTAGTTTCTCTCCTGTTTTTTAAGTTCAGTTTCGTAGACTTTTAATTGTTCAGGTGTAGTTAAACCAATTTCTCTAGCCATACGCAATTGCTCCTTAGTCATCTTAATACGATTTCCTGTTTTAGTTGACCCTCCTGCAGATGGAGCTACTACTGTTTGACTGCTTTTTGGTCTACTTCTACCAGTGTTATCTGATGATGATATTAACTCGGGGAATAATTTTTGTAAACGATTATTTAGAGTTTCATAATATTGATCAGATTCTTTGTCGTAGCCTTCTAAATCAAGTTGTACATCTATAGATCTAGCAGCAGCAGTTTCTCTTTCAAAGCCACCTGAATTAAACCATTGATTTTTACCCCACCAGTCCATTGCTTTTGCTGGTGCTTTAGGTTGAGCAGCACGTCCTACTGTAGGGGATTGACTCCTTTGTTGCATGACTTGTTGCTTTTGAAGTTCGGAAACTTTCATCGCAGCACGAATATCAGCTAATTGTTCAGCATAATCTACTTGCTTAGATGTGTCACCTTCTTCAATAGCTTTTTGCATCTCTTGCTTTACGTTGGTGTATCTTTGTTCAAACTGTTGTGCAGCTTTTTGATTCTCACCTTGCTCGAGTCTTTCTAGCCTAGACTTTAAAGAATTAATTTGTTCTTCTTTTTCTTGTGCTTTTAAATCAGAGTCTTTGCGTTGTTGGACTAGTTTGTTAATTCTTTTTTGGACTCTAAGGCTATAATCCTCATCATCTTGTTTAGGTTCTTCGGTTTGTTTAGGTTCTTCTTTAGGTTGCTCGTCTACTATAGGATCTTGTATCTCTATTTCGAGTTGCTCTTCTTGTTGGTTCTCTGTAGTCATAAACCCAGCTCCTTATATATAATTTTGAATATTACAGTCTTTTGGTATTACAGAAGTTATCTCATCATCATTTAACAACAACAATTTAACTTTATCTATAACTAGCTTTTGTCCTGCATATTTACCAAAAGTAACATGGCTTCCTACTTTAGCCCAGCGACCATAATGCCATGGACGACCTGTTTCTCTTTCACACCAAGCCAATGGTCCATGAGCAAGTATAATGCCATGGGCTGTTAAATATTCTTCATTGTCTTGAGATTGTGATGGTAAATATAAGCCACTTTTAGTTTTTACTTTTGGGGCTTGGGGTTGAATTAAAACTCGCCATCCTGTAGGTTTTGGTAAGTTTTTTGGTACGTTTGTTTCTGGGTCGTTGTCCCATTTTATCTCATGGAGATGAGCCATGTTATTCATCCTCTCTGTTTAGTTTTTTAAAAATATCATCAATATCGTTAATTGCTAACTTTAAGCCTTCACCGATACCAACGTTCTTCTGATATTGAGCAAAATCACTCGCTCTGCCCTCTATCAGTTCGTTCGCTAGATTTTTCCTCTTCTGCTCTAGTGATTTCTTTATGCTCTCCAGTAGGTCTGTTATTGTCAAGTTGCACCTCGCTTTTTGAAGAAACTCCGTTTACATTAATTATTACGTCTTTTTGCATTTTTCTTTTTCCTTCTTTTTTTCTTTTTAGGTTTTAAAAGTTTACTAAAATTTGCTCTAATTAATGTCATTTATTATAACCACAATTATTAAAAAGTAAAATTACCACTGATCAGTTAACATCATTTTGCTTAGCCTTTCAGCTCTAGATTTGACTTGCTTAGCCCAAGCAGAGTCTAACATTTCTTTTGAAGCTTTATCCCAATTGTGGTCTTTTATTGCTCCAAAGAAGTTTGGCCACTTACTAGGATTAAACCTAGTCCTGCCCATATTAAAGAGCATGTCTACTAAAACTCCTTGACGCACTTCACTCAATCCATTAAAAAACACCCAGTTTTTAGCTTCTCCTATTACTCTATTGATATCGTTGACTAGGATAAAATTTATTTCTTCTATAGTTAAACCTAGCCCATCACTAGCTATATTCCTACCTACACCTATGGTTGGGTGGCCAACTAACGTATCACCAGCTTTAATTTCTTTACCATTAGCATCATCATACACTCTGTACTTAACACCTTCATGTAAAGATATAAGTTCTATTAATTTGCTTTTAAGATCTTCCACCTTTTACTCTCCCTTTAACATGCTTTTGACTTTTTGGAGGATTCTTTTTAGAGCCTTCTTTGCCAGCCCAAAAAAGTTTGTTTGCCCAATATGCAGCACTTGTTTTGCCTTTTTTAATATTCTTAGCATGACGTTGTTTAAAATTTTTACGAGCTTCACTGCTATAGTTGTGCCCCATCTTTTGGTCGCCAAAGCGAATAATTTTAATTTTCTCACCATCTTTAATAGCTACTATTCCTTTCTTGGTTGGGTGGTCTGGAGTTCTTTTAGGTTTGTTTAAACCTTGAAGACCATATTTTTTTAACTTTTCTTCTTTGTTACTCACTTTTTTTACCACTCCCACAATATAACCCAAACCATGCAGCCCCAGCACCCACAACCACACTTACAAAAGCTGATTGTGCATTAGTTGGATCTTGAAGTTGCATGAACCACTCAGTTACTCTATAAAAGCACAAACCGTACATCGTTATAAGCAGTCTTGGCCAAATGCGCCATTTATCTAAATTCTCTGGTGTCATGATTTATTTATACTGTTAAATGGTAAATTAATCAATACTTTCAATGTATTGGTCCTTCTCTATTTTATAGTCTAGGTAAATTTGTGTGTCTGTAAATTCTCTGCCTTCGCTTAAACACATTAAGAAATATCTAGGCTCATATAATTTACAAGTGCCATCATCATACTCTAAATCATGAGCATACGCAGGAGGGTTTAATGTTACTAAAAATTTAACAGTTACTCCTATAGCTACACTTATAAAAGCTAAAGTTATAACTGCTATTAATCCCCACTTTACATACTCCATTATTTCTTGTTGTTTCTTATGTGCTTTAGCTTTTGCTTCTTTTATTGCTTCTTTACGAGCATCTATTCTTTTTTTTCTTTCTTCTAATATGTAGCTCCAAGTTCCGTGTCCAAACCGATGGTCTATTAGTAGTTTCATTTCATATAATGCTTCTTGTGCTAATCTAGCATCTATAATTTCTTTAGCCACATTCTCAGTTGCAAAAGGGTCTGCTCCT